CATAATTCAGGTGTAAGTATTCTATCAACAAATCCCATTCTTTTGAGTTTGTTTGCTGTTCTTGCTATAGTCTGGTCTATAGTCAAGTATTTGTAAGTAGCAGTTCTTCCAACAAAAATTGTATTTTTTTCTGCTTGCATTAATGGTTTATATTGTTCAAACTGTTCCAGATACTTTCCAAAAATCATAGGATAATATGGATTATTCAATCCTTCAATATGTTCTACTGGATATTCTCTTGTAACTACTGTAGTTTCAACATCTTGATTGTACCAATAAGAGTGGTCAATAGCACGATTCCATTCATTATTTCTGTTGCATTCATTAAGTTGGATATACACTGTCTTAGGACAATAGACATGTTCAAAGTTCAATGACCTATAAGATAACTTTCCATACTGATAATCAAAATAATTATCAACCTTTCCAGTAAAAACTAACAAGTCACATTTGTCTTTGAGTGTTCGCCATTCATCTTTTGATACATTTAAATGAACTGGAATATCATCAAAGATATTCTTGAACATGTCCACAAATCCATTCTTAGGTAGACCTTGATACTTTTGTTGAGTGAAAGACCCATTAGAACCTTTTTTTCTTATAGGAAGTCTATTCAAAATGCCCATAGGAAGTTCCTCTAACTTAACTCCCCACATTTTTTCAGAATAATCTCTGAATACTAATTCCTTAATTTCAGTGTCAGATAATCTTCTGCCAATAATTTTATCTGAGTTGTCATTATATGGAATAGGAATTTTTCCAAGACTTGTGTTTGCCCATACTTCAACAGAAAAATTATTGAAAACTGCAAATTGATTCAACCAATCCCAAACACGATCATTATCTGTATGGATAGCATGAGGTCCATGTGCATGAATTACACATCCTGTTTTTTCATCAACATAGTCATAACAATTGCCAGAAAGATATTCTCTGGTTTCAAAGACCTCTACGTCCCATCCATTATCTTTGAGTATCCTTGCTGATGTAGCACCAGCAGTTCCAGAACCAATCACATATGCTAATGACATTATCAGTACCTTGTATTGAAAAAAAATGTTTGAAATAATCTACCATCTTGAAGATTACTTCCAAAATAATCTATAGAAGCGTGAAATAACTTACCAGGATATAAAATTAATCTATTGTAAATGTTTCCTATCCTATCTACAGTTTCCCATTTTGTATAATCATGTCCATCCTCACCATGATCAATGTTGTCTATAGATGCTCTCTCCCCAGTTTTTTTGTGCCTATACAATGCAGTACCAGCACTTAATGGAGCATTTGGCGTTAGATAGCATACTCCTGCCCACATATTATTATAGTCAGAGTGAATCCATGTACGATCCATTGATGTACAAATTTGAAATGCTCCTGTATATCCATCGCCATTTTCATCAAGTAACCAATCAGTCACACCTCCAGAGGCATGAGAGACAAGAGCATCTATGACTTCTCTATTACTTTCATTGAGAAATGATTTAGTTCTCAATCCTGGATAGTTTCCTCTTACTGCAAACTCCTGTGATAATGCAAAGTTTCTTACATCATCAGGATTGTTATAAAAGTTATCTGCAACTATAAGATTTACATTCATCCCAAAATAACACCAGTTTTAGAACAATATTTTACATTAGGATCAATATATTTAAACCCATCCCATCCAGGTTCTCCTTCAGAAACTCTTTGTCCATGAAAGTATTCGCCAATATGATTTACCATTATACCACCTTCAGCAGTTTTCAACAATCCTGCTCCAATATTATACTTATTCAATAAGTAATTTGCAATTACTGATTCTGATGGATTGAATCCTGTCTCTTCAAAGATAGGTTCTTTAGCAATCCAAGCAGGATATAAAGACATCAGCATCCAAAAATATGGAGTTGCCTTTTCATATCTATAGTGTTTAAAAATTACATCATCATCTTTTGGACCTATTTCTTCTTTTTCAAAATCATACCAATTATTTCTTTTCAATTGTATTTGAGATAAGGTCTTGTCTTGTTCAAGAAGTTCAATCAAATCCATTATCTTTAATGGACACATTACTTCAACATCATCTTCATGATGAAAGATATAATCATAATCTTTTTGTCTAACCAAATTGAAAAGTTCTTGCCAAGTTTTTGTAATGCCTTGATTTTCTTCATGAAAAATAATTTCATTATATCCATTTGCTACTACAAACTCTGCTAAAGATTCATTATCCCGTCCATTTGGATAATCATCAATGAATAAATGGTCTACATCCAATTCACTAAAATCTAATTTTTTATTTGCTTCAAATGTTTTTTTCAAAAATTCTACTCTATTAGTAGAAAAAACTACATGAAGTAACTTCATAGGTCATCCAATTTAATATTATTATGTTTTGTGGCACAAGCACCTCTGCCCCAACCACGACTAACACTATTTACATAGGAACAAATCTTCCCACCCTGACCACAATAAGGACACTTTGCATCTGATGGGTCATTTGCATAAGGATTGTATTTTTCCTTTCTTGGTCTTCTTACATTCTCTGCTTGCTTATATTTGCGATGATTCATACTATTACAGGTTCTTGTTGTCCTTCTGGAAGTTTGATTTGAGGGGGAGCCCCAGGTCCATTTCCTGTTGCCTCTTCTACTCTCCAGGAACCACCAACTCCACCATTCATATTTACAACAATCTCTGAGGTTGGGAGTGCTTTTGGCATCTCAATATCAACAACTGGACTCATGAGTGTTTTGTTTTTTACAATTTCACGATTTGGTGCATCCATATACATTATCATTCTTGCATCTTCAAAATCTCCACAATCACAAATCTTTCTTCCAGTCCTTCTTTCTCTTACTGAGAAATAATCTTCACTGTTGTACTTGTTCATCTTCTGAAGTCTTTTGATTATTATACTTGGGTTGTGGTTTCCTGTAAAGGTTAGGCCAGGTATCCCTAATAATTTCTGCAAGTTTATGTGGAGTTTCTGATGATATCATAGTAGGGACATTAAGAAAAGGAATACTCCGAAGAGTTGAAAGAGTAGGAGGATTAAAAGCATAAAAAAAGGAGTTCTTGTGGAACTCCCTTATTTATTTTTTGAGGTTTTATATCAACCAATACTTGGAGCAGTCAGAGCAACAGAAGTTGTCTCTGCAGCAGCAAGGTCAAGAGGGAAGTTGTGAGCATTTCTTTCATGCATCACTTCCATACCAAGACCAGCACGGTTAAGCACATCTGCCCAGGTAGGGATCACACGATTCTGACTATCAACAATAGACTGGTTAAAGTTGAAACCATTGAGGTTAAATGCCATAGTGCTAACACCAAGAGCAGTAAACCAGATGCCAACTACAGGCCAAGCAGCAAGGAAGAAGTGTAGTGAACGAGAATTATTAAAAGATGCATATTGGAAGATCAGACGACCAAAGTATCCATGAGCAGCAACAATATTGTATGTCTCTTCTTCTTGTCCAAACTTATAACCATAATTCTGTGATTCAGTTTCAGTGGTCTCACGAACCAGTGAAGAAGTAACCAGAGAACCGTGCATTGCAGAGAACAATGAACCACCAAAGACACCAGCAACTCCAAGCATGTGGAAGGGGTGCATCAGAATGTTATGTTCTGCCTGGAATACAAGCATATAGTTAAAAGTACCAGAAATGCCCAGGGGCATAGCATCAGAGAAAGAACCTTGACCAAAAGGATAGACCAGGAAAACTGCAGAAGCAGCAGCAACAGGTGCTGAGTAAGCAACACAGATCCAAGGACGCATACCCAAACGATAAGAGAGTTCCCATTCACGACCCATGTAAGCATAAATGCCAATGAGGAAGTGAAATACAACAAGTTGGAAAGGTCCACCATTGTACAACCACTCATCCAGAGAAGCAGCTTCCCAGATAGGATAGAAGTGAAGACCAATAGCATTAGAAGAAGGAACAACGGCACCAGAGATGATGTTGTTTCCATACATCAGAGAACCAGCAACTGGTTCGCGAATACCATCAATGTCCACAGGAGGAGCACCTACAAATGCAACAATAAAGCAAGTAGTTGCAGCAAGAAGGCATGGAATCATAAGGACTCCAAACCAACCAACATAAAGACGATTGTTTGTTGAAGTAACCCACTCGCAAAATTCTTGCCAGAGGTTAGTAGAATTACGTGAAGCAATAGTAGCAGTCATTTTTTATTTAAAGGGTAAGTATGGTTCAGGGGGACTGAACAGGTACAGTATTTCCCATGACACCCTCCATCATGGGTATGAGAGATGCTTTACTTCTCATGATCTCGGTTAGAGAAGGTTAAGAAATATTTCATTCCTTAACATGTATTTATTATAGCATTGTCAGGAAATCCTGTCAAGCTATCCAAATGCATGTCTATCCATAAATAAATAAGTGCCCAACTCACTACTATGGCAAAATCTGCAAATAAAGGTAAGAAAGGATCTAATGGTTCTAAACAGAATCAGGGCAATGCAACTGCTAAGAAAGCAAAGAATGGTGGTAAGAAAAAGTGAGGATTTATGCCAAGAGAATGGAATACTCCAAAGCGTGAGCCTTGGAATTCTCCCATCCATCATATTCTCAAAGCAATAGATAATCACACTCAAGAGTACTTCAAGAGTGGTGATGTTTGGCATTTAAAAAAAGCGGATATGTTGAGACAATATTTAAATGAACTTAAGACTTGGGTTCACAAAGAGGAGGGAAGATGAAATTTAAATATCCAACACTTGATAATATTGTTCCTATGTTAGTTGCCTTTGTAGCAACAGCAATTGTTGGAATGACATTCACTAACTATGTGATATGTAATTTCAAAGTGATGTCTAGTTTACATTACTTGTATCTTGTAAAAGCATTTGATAAAAGTGGAGCAAAACCTCCAAGTAAATGTGATGATAATACATCAGAATCAATTCAAGTTTTGATGTCTCTTCTAGCAACCATCATTGCTTTAAAAGCAAACTTAAATAAAAAATCTGAAGAAAAGGAAAATGAGTGATGTAGTTTGGAGTGTAAATATATTGTTAGGTGTTGGTCTGATAGGAGTTATTTGGTGTATCTACAAAATTCTTATCTGGGATAATGAAGAAAACAATTCTTCCGATAATCATCCTCATTAGATTACTGACTAATGATGGTTTCTTTAATGAGAATAGAAATATAAAAATTAAACAACAACCACCAGAAGTTCGTTCTGCAATTCGTAGAACTTGGAGGCGTGGTAGAAAGTTACTTGGAAGACCAGAGGGCACCTTCGGCAGTTCTTCTTCTGAGTAATCCTTTCTCTACTTTACTACCAGGATTACGATAGAGTTTGAGTGCCTCTGGAACTTTACCCCACTCCTTATTCTTAAGGACTTTAGTTATCGTATTAAAGTCAGGGCTTCCATAAAAATCAGCACCAAGATTATAAGCAAAGCTAAGAATTGCGCCTTGTTGATTTTCATTCATCTCCCTCCAATATGGAATTTTTTGAAGTGTTGGAAGAAACTCACGACGCAATTGAAAGTATAAAAGATCATCTGCTTCTTCTTGAGAAATACGATTCCCAATCATAAAAATGGATCCATCTTTTCTTCTGGTGCTTCCCCACCCTATTGTGATCGGAAGTCCTCCTGTGAGGGGGTCATAGTATGCAGAAAGATGGCATCCTTCAAACTCTTTGATGAGAAAAACTCCAGGTTCAGGGAGACCCTCTAATGTTAAATTGATCTGTTGATTACGATAAATTCTTGCAAACTCATCTAGAATTTCTTTATGAACTGATGCTTGAAGAAACTGCCAAGCATTATTTTGATGTGGAAGATCTTTATGATTCTTTACTGCATCAATAAATTTTATAGTCATTTGAAGATTCTGCCCCAACCAGTTTTATCTTTCCCTTTCTCCAACCAACGATATTGAAGATCCGTCTTCTTATAAACTACACCCTTACCATTTGTAACAGGTCCTGTGTACCCATCATTCAAAGAACCATAAGGATCATTTACTACATAACAATCACCTTTCTTTCCTATGACTACACACATGTGCCCACCAGTAGGAGAAGATAAAGTGCCACGATGGAGTACCCCAATAACAACGGGTCTACCAGCAGATAACTCACGATCAAGATCTGCAAATGAAAGATTATACCTAAACTCAGACTTAATCCCATAAGAACTGAGAACTTTTGTCTGAACTGCATGATCAGTTGTATCGCCCACTGCGAATACTTTTTGAACATAAGCATCATCACCCTTTGGTCCTTTTAGTGTTCCTGGACTAAAATACTCAAGACACATAGCACAGGAAGAACTATTACAAGTACGATTAGCGTCTCTGTAATTATCCGTTTGAGGGTAGTAAGGAACATTGAGAACTCCTGGAACTACTGGTTCCACTTTTGTCCTGAAAATCTTCACCCAGTTTGAGGTATCATCCAAGAGTGGAGAGTCTTTCAAATCAACTTCAAGTTGCTCTACTGCAGCAACATGTTTTGGATTTTTTGGATCGTAATATTGAAAAAAATTGTGAAGATCTACTTTCATTGCTTTATCAATTCTGTATTTTATTTAGATAATGATGTTTTTATTATAATAATTGCTACAACAATTAAAAAATAAGATAAAAACCATTCCATCATCTTTGACATTCCTCTATTTTTTCTAAAACTTTATTCAGATAACTATCTGCAAGTGCTTTTGGGTCAGAGGTATAACCAATATTTTCGTTATAAAGTTTTTGTTTTAATTTTAACACCCAACACTTTATTTCATCTTTTGTCAATTGTCCTCTGGGCATGTAAAAAAAAACTCTACTTCCATATTTAGAAATAGAGTTAATTATTATTGCTTATTATTTCAAACTAATGAGGTTTTCCTGACAGGTGTTTTTACATACTCAAGAACTTTTTTTTGTTACCTTCAGTCACCAAATGCCAGGAATGATTTGCCCAGTAAAAGCATAAGTTCCCATAGCAGCAACGATACCAATCATTGCAAACCAACCATTAATACGCTCAGACTTTTCGTTAAACATTGTTTTTCTCCTTAATAGTGTGATGTTGTTTAAGTTCTGGGTTTGGATTACAAACCAGTTTTTCTTTGATAGGTTTGATGGCAATAAACTTGTCATTCTTTAGGGTGCCTGCAATCTTGACTTCCAATTGTGTGTCTGGATTCCACCCAGCAGCAGAGAGTTCTTGAAGGGCAAGTTCAAGTTGCCCCAACATACTAGTACTCACAGGTTTTCTTCCTGCTCAGTAAGAATTACACAGTCACTGGTGGGATATGCCACACAAGTGAGAATCCAACCTTCTTCCATTTGTTCATCATCAAGAAAGGATTGCTCAGAATTATCTACTGTACCACTAATCAGTTTACCAGCACAAGCAGAGCAAGCACCAGCACGGCAGGATGAAGGAAGATCTACACCTGCCTCATCAGCAGATTCGAGAATATATTGATCATCAGGGCAGTCAATGACTGTCTCAGTACCATCAGGGGATTGAAGTGTTACTTTGTAAGTTGCCATAAAAATCAGTAGGTTTCAGCAAGTTGTTCTACAGCATAACCCAAAGTCACAAAAAAAGCAACTGTGGTTAACGTCCAAAGAATTTCAGTCATCAGAAGATACCGAAGAAGAAGTTGCCAGTGAGAGTATAAGAAATGATCCCACTAACAAAACCGACCATAGCCCAACGTCCATTTGATTTCTCCGCTTTCTCAGCATAAGACTCAAATCCATAACGCTCAATGTCTTCTTCTGACATCCACATTGTAGGCTCTTTGGCGAACATGTTCATTTGTCCAAATTCATTTTTTGTTACGGTCATTTGAGTTTTGTAAAGAACTATTACAGAATTATATAGCAAAAAGAAAGAGGGGTCAAGCCCCTCTGGTAAGCATTTATACCTAATTATGTCAGGATTTACTGACTTATCATTCACCAATAAGTTTCACAGCAGCCTGTGCTCGTGATTGGATTTCATCCTTAAGGGGAACATATCCAAGATCATCAGCAAGTGCCTGTGCCTTATCGCTCAGCATATAACTAATTGCCTGTCTGATAGATGCTGCTTTAGGACCATTACCAGTCTTATAGGCAAGAACATAAGTCAAAGTGGCAATAGGATAAGCACCACTGGCAGAAGGATTGGGATTTTGTCCGGCAAGATTTTTATCCAACTTAATACCATTCAGTGCTTTGGCGCCAGAAGTATAATTGGGGAGAACGAATTCACCAACCTTGTTCTGAACTGCCGCTGCTTTCAGATTACCCTTCACAAAAGATTGATTAAGATAACCAATTGAACCAGGAGTAGTTTGGAGAACACCGGCAACGCCTTCATTACCTTTACCACCAACACCAACTTTCCAATTTACAGACTTACCAACACCAAGAGTCCATTCTTTGGAGAAAGATTGAAGTGATTCAGTAAAGGCAGCAGTGGTTCCAGAACCATCAGAACGGTGTGCCACAGAAATCTTACCAGCAGGGCATCCAAGTTCCTTCCAGTTGTTAATAGAACCCATAAAGACAGATACTACTTGCTTCTGGGTGAGTTTCAGTTTACAAGCAGGATTGTTGTAGGCAATAGCAATCGTTCCACCAACGGTAGGAATTTGAACTACACCACGAGAAACCTTTGCTCTGTCCTTATCAGAGATAGGATCATCAGTTGCTGCGAAGGTTACTGTCTGGTCAATAAATGCCTTACGACCAGCACCAGAACCAACTGACTGATAGTTTACTTTTGGTCCACCAGACTTGGCAAGAGCAGCAAACCAGCGTTGATAGATAGTTGCTGGGAAAGTAGCACCAGCAACAGCGATACGGTCAACTCCAGCAAATGCAGCAGTAGGTGCAAGAGCAAGACTAATAGCAATAAAATGTTTGAGTTTCATAAAAAGTGAATAACTACAAGATAATTCTATTTGAAGAAAATATAAAATCAACTAAGATTTGGTTAAGAAAAAAGCACCCCTTTGGGGGGTGCTTTCACTCATTTTGGGAGTGATTATCAGAACTTGAAGGTTGTCTGGACTACGCCACCCCAAGCAGATTCATTTTGGAATCTTTGGTTGTTGCTGATGTAGAAGAGAGCAGGAGTGATGCTGATGTTATCAGACACTCTATACTTGTAGAAAATTTCAAGCATTTGAGCATCATCACTAATGTTCTCAGAATTTCCAGGTTGACCAAAAGCAACTCCAGCAGAATTACCCTTAGCAAACACATCAGACCACTGAAGCCCAACGAACCAGGAATCAGAATTGGTAGCACCCTTTTTAGAACCAGTACCATCAATTTCATTGTATCCATAACCCACAGAAACTGAGGGAACAATACCTGAATCTTGTGGTTGCCAGTAAGCATTTAAAGCAATGCTGTTGCTGGATTGACCAGACACAAGGGCAGCAGAACCACCACCAAGAGAGTTGAAGGTACGAACACGAGAACCTTCAGTACCATACCTGTAAGCTACAGCAGCACCCCACTGAGGAGCACGATAACCTACTTGACCCATAAAGTTCAGAGCACCATCTGCATTGAACACACCAGTATCACTATTGTCGCCATTTTGAGCAACATAGTTCAGGTTAACAAGAAATCCACCTTTACCTTTTTGAGTAGGTTGTTTCCACTGAGCACCAAAACCAGCACCAGTTGCCTTGTTATAGACACCAGAGGCACCACCAAGTTGGAAGAAGTCAAGGATATCTGACTTATAAGCAGAAGGAATCCAAGCCATCTCTGTGTTACGAACCAGAGGACCAGCAGTCAGAGTTACACTGTTAGTAACTGGGAACTGATAGTAAAGACGATCAATGACTGCTTGGTTCTCATAAGTTTCTGCCTTGTCCAGTTTGAACAGAGAAGAACTTGAACCAAAAGGATCACTGCTGAAGTTACCAGAACGAATACGAGTACGAAGCAAATCCTTACCTGTGAATGAAGTATCAAAGTTCAGACGAAGGTCATAGTTAAATGCGGTGTTGCCAACGTTTCCACCATCATTTGTTTTTAAACCAGGAACTCCACCAAGAACAAAGCTAGCTTCACCCTTAAGTTTGGTTGTAGTAGAAAATTGGGTTGCTTGAAGTTGCCCAACTTTACTTTCAAGACCATCTACACGAGAAGTAATCACTGTGAGTTCTGCATCAAACTCAGCAAGGAGTTTTTTGAGTTCATCAGTAGTTTCAGTTACACGATCCAAGCAAGCATTGAGAAGGGCAGCTGCTTCAAAGCGAGTCATTGCCTGACGACCAACAAAGGTGCCATTAGGATAACCTGCCACACAACCATAACGTTCTACAAGATTGCCAAGTGCCTGATAAGCCCAATCAGTGGGTTGGATATCAGAGAATTGTGTAATGCTGGTAACTTGTTGTACTGAGGCATACTTGTTGACATCCTCATTATTGAGTTCTGCAGCATTCACAGCAGGAGCAACAAGACCCAGTGCAACAGGCACGAGCATTAGTTGTTTGAGAAAATTCATAAAAATTTTTTTTAGTACTAAACTACAATTGTTAAGAAATCTAACTATTAGATTTCAAGTACGTATTTATATTATCCTAAAAATTTTATTTTGTCAACCCACCAAAGGTTCCCAAAAACCATAGTAATCATAATCTAATAATTGTTGTGTTCCCATTTCTGGAGATCTACTTTTCCAAAAGTTTAAAACTCCCTCTACATTATTTTTATGGAAAATTTCAATATGGTCTTGATGAATACCAGAGTCAAAGTCATATCTATAAGTAAACAAAGGCATTGAATATGTTCTGCCTGTATTGTAGATAATTTCTTCAGATGTTGCTCTTGGTTTCAATTTTTGGTCCAACCTAAACTTATCACCCCTTACGTGCAACTTCAGAATCTTTGCTGCATGATGTCTTGTAATTATATAAAATGCTGCACAAAAATCATTAATTAATCTTGGATGAAGATTTGCTCTCAAATTTTTAGTGCTGGTAATTGCACATTGTAATACATCCCAATCATATGGAGCATGAGAAATAAATCCACTCCAAGTGAAAGGCCAATAAGGGACTGTATCAAACACAATATCATCTTCACATATAATAATGTAATCTAAATCTGTTTCTTCATAAAAATATTTAATTGCTTTTAGGTGCGACATTGTACAACCAAGTTCACCTTGAGTAATCATTTCTGGGTATCTTCCTACCAAAAGATCGCTAACATCATTATCACCCCTAGCATCAATGGCAGAAATCCTTGTATGAGGAATCTCATAGAAATCTAACAAACTTGTCATATGTTCTTGTCTGTTAGTTTCAGTATCAAGATTAATCCAAAGAATTGGACCCATCCCTTTAAGTTTTTTTCTCACTGTAGATGTATCAGTCATTTATTTTTAATCCAGTCCAAAACATTTATACTGTAATTCCACCCCAAATCATTCTTAATTTTATCAATAGATGCTCTAGAATGCAATACCTCTCCAGGACGTTCTGGAATACTCATTTGATAATGTGAAATAAGGTCTGCTATTTCTTTGATTTCTATACCTTTTCCAGTGCCTACATTATAAACTTCACCATAATTTTTTAGCTCTCTTTGTGAAGCAAGGATGTTTGCCAAAACTACATCAGACACATGAACGAAGTCTCTTGTCTGATACCCATCTCCAATAATAGTTAATGGTTCACTATTGCGTTTTTGATTTTCAAAGATGGACATTACTGGAGCATATTGACCTGTTTTGGGATTACCTTCACCATAAACATTAAAGTATCTAAAGATTATTGTTTTGATACCATACAACTCATAATACATTTTACAAAGTTGTTCACCAGTATACTTTGATATTGAATATGTATTCATACAATGAACTTGGTTTGTCTCTATGCTTGGAATAAACAAGGTATTTCCATAAACAGCAGAAGTTGAGGAAAATATAAACTTCTTAATATTATGAATTCTTGAACACTCCAAAGAGTTCATAGTAGATAATACATTATTAGACATACTTTCATTTGGCTTCTCCACACAATATGGAATAGAAACCTCTGAAGCTAAATGAAATACATTGTCTACACCTTCAAATAAGTGAAGATACTTTGTATATCTTTCTGACAAATCTTGAAGATAGTATTGTGCATTTTTATTTTTTACTTTTGGATACACTCTATCCAAAACAATAACATCATGTCCTATTTCAACCAACCTGTTGACAAGATTGGAACCAATAAAACCAGCACCCCCAGTAACTAAACTTTTCATCTTTTAAGTTGATTATAGTATTGTTGTATTAAATCTCTATGACTTTGATCGTAGATTTCATTTTCATCAAATGGTTCTCCAATAAAAGCAAAATCATCCAATGCTCTATCTCTTTTAATAGATACAGATCTTCCTTCATAATTTATAAACTCATCTGTAATAAACGCATAATCCTTTACAACAGGATATATACACTCTTTGAGAAACCATTGATCTGCAGCTTGCTCATGTGCCCATTTACTTGTCTGCAAATAGTCCTTGATTGATTGGTCTATGTTTTCTATAAATCCCCCCTCACAACCCCACATACCACCGTTGATTACCCAAGTATGACCCCACGGATGTTCCCTAATAATATGAAATGGTTGTTCAGAATCTATCCATTCATTAACTGCTAAAACTTCTCGTTCAGAAAATCTTGAATCAGTGTCTCTTGAGACAAAATAATCTACAGTGTCATCTCCAGCAGGAACAAATCTCCAAAACATACCATATGTTTTTGATTCATCTTTTGTTGGATAATAAATGCCTGATATTTCTTTAGTTATATCAATTAAATTTACATTTAATTTTTCAAGTTGTTTCAAAATATCAACAGGAACAGAATCATCATGATACATTCTCATTTCCCAATCTGGAAAATAATCATCTTTAGTTTCTGCATTTCTAATAGCACCCAATGTATATTTTGGAACATCTCCATATACACAATATGATAATACTTTAGTCATGGCTTGCCCCACTGTGGATATCTATGATCCTTCAGGAAAGAATAATCTACATTAAATTTTTCAATATCAGAATAACTTTCTCTTTGCCATGTTAAGTGAGGAACAATAACATATGCATTAATTTCTTTATGAGATTCTGCATAATGAACATCACAGGGTTTGGTAATATCTACAAGTTTATTAATAAACCTATCATAAACTGTATACTTAAAAGCAACAGAATGTGCTGCCAAAGTATATTCACATCTGTAAATATGTTCAGATACTTGGGTAAGATTCATTCCATGAAAATGCTGCCCACCAAGATACAACATATCCCAATCATTTGGAACTTCAGCATAATACTTATTGAACTTGCTATTTAAATCTTCATCAAATTCAATATCATCCTCAAGGAGTAAAAACTTTTTCGCATTAACTTGCTTTGCTAACTTAAGTGTAAACAATTGAGACAGTGCACATCCAACTGCACCTTCTTTAATTTCTGGAGGAAAATCAAGGTTCATATCTGAACCTTTAATTCCAGGAACTCTCTCCACCCAAAGGTTATGTTTATGGAATTGCTTTACAGTATCTACCATTCTATCTTTTCTATCATCAAGATTAATACAATAAATCTTATCAAAATAATCATTCAAAGTTCTCATAGTTTTATCCACCCATCACAATATAAATCAGAAGTATCTTTATGGGACAATGAAGGTCCAAACCAAACCTTTGGAGCAATAACATTTTCACTTTTAGATAACCAAGATGCCCACCAAGAGAATGATGAGTTAGCCATAATGTGATATTTACACATGGTCATTATACACATATCAAAGTCAGCAGTATTTAATTCGGAAATTAAAAATCTATCAGACTCAAACAAAGGTTGGTTTAAACACCATTCAGGGTCATCTGAAAAAATAAGAACTGGAGAATTTGGAAGTTGTTTTAATGCTTCCTCATAATACTCTATTGGTGGCGTAGGATGAAATGATTGCAAACTTAAGTAATCACCACGTCTGATATGCAATGAAATAACTTCTCTATTAGAATCAATCTCATCAATAAAATCAGAACAATTTTTTACAAGTTCTTTTGAAAATGTAAAGTCCTTTCTAATGTCTTCTTCAATGTGTTTAAAGTATTTCTCTGACTGGAAGTATCCAACCAAATCTATTTCATCTTCGCAGTTGTTGAAAAGTTCTTCATCAAATCCATATAAAGATTCTTCAACAGATTTATAATGTGTTACTTCAGTTTGTGTATGAGAAATGTTAAATGTATTATGAATATCAACATTAGAGTTTTTTACATTAGGGTCAACAACACCAAAATAACTTTTTGGTGGAATACAAAAATCAAATCCTCTATTCGCAGCAATACCTCTCAAAGAGGCATACTGAAACATTTGATTACCAAGTCGTCCTAAATTTCCTAATTGATTAAATGATATCATTTTTCAAAATCCAATGAGTATCCCACTCAACAAAAGGTTCTCCATCTTTAGACATAAGTTTTCCATCAAGATAGAAATCTTTTACTTCATAATTATGAGAAAGTAATTCCTTAAATCCATCATACTGATTATAAAGACCTTCATAAAGTTCTACAGAATTTGCATGTGTTTCGCAAAAGATCTCACTAATTTTTCCATCATCAATAAAAGATTTAATTGTAGTAAGAATTGAAAGGTCACTCCCTTGACAATCAGTAATCAAAGTATCAATATGATCAATGCCATTTTCACTAAGAAAATTATTAAGATTAATGGTATTGACATCAAAGGTTTTAAATGATGCTTTACCTCCAGAAAATCCTTTAGTCAAAGAAAATTCAGACAATTCTGATAGGGAAGTTGAATGTCTATTTTCAGTTACATAAAGTGTTTTAACACCTTCTGTTTCTGAGCAAGCTGCATTAATAAAAGTTACGTGTTCACAATCTGCAAACCTATTTTTCAAAATATTAAAAATTTCAGGATCAGGTTCAAATGCATAAACACTATCATACAGATTAATGTATTCTTTTAGTCCATCACCTTCATTGGTTCCAATATAAACTAATGTGCTCATTTATTTCTCCAAATATTGTTTGTAGATAAAATCTTCAAGGACTTCAATTTCTTCTATCCTTTTCAAATTATCTTTAATAGCATCCATTTTACTATAATATATTTCTTCAGATACGTCAAATTCATCAGTTAAGAAAATTATTCCATCTTCATTAAAATAGTTTTTAATGTCTGGAGATCCCAAATAAACAGGAATAGTACCAGTAGCGAAACAATCAAGAATCTTCTCAGTGAAGTACGACTCATAAAATCCATTTTCAATTACAACAGAAAACATATAATCACATAGACCTTCTTCTTTGAATTCTATTTCATTAAATCCTCTACCATAGACATCTACCTGATCACTAATCCTCGATAACCACTCTAACCTTTTTAAATGACCTTCTGTAAAATTTTTATTGGATGAGATCATGGAGATCATTTTACTTTTCTCATAAATCTTTGGTTCTTTAATCCAAAAACCATTAGCAGGACACCACTTAAATCTATCATCAAGATTTAATAGTTCTTTATTATGAGTAAAAATATATTTGAATACTTTAAAATATTCTTCATAATTGAATTTAACCTCATCTACAATGTCTGGTGTTACACACTTGGACTCTAATAACCAAGCATATTTAATTCCAGAAATTTTATCAGTAAATGCTTGATTGATCCAAGCATCAACATAAACTGTTTCAGGAAGAGAATCATCTTTTACCCATTGAACAAACTTAGATTCTTTTCCTGCCACAGAATATCCTTTATTACCACCAGTAAGATGTGTAAAGGAATCACCTACTAAATTAATTTTATACTTTTCCATTATAATAAAAACTCAAGTGAATCTGGCAATACTTTTTGTTTATGTAAACTTAAATTCTTTTGGTATATTTCTTGGTCCCCAGAAAAATGTTGTGCTACTTTATCTGCTATTAAAGAACAAATTTTTATATTCTTCAGTGTTTTTACTTTATACCCAAACTCATATGCCCTATCAGCCATATCACCATCAGCGCAATAATATCTATACTCAAAATTATACATTCCAACTTCTCTAAAGATTTTCTTTTTATATAATCCATAATTCATAACAATCTCACCATCAGGTTTATTATTAAGTAAACACCAATTATTCTGATGGTCATCGCCAGATAACCAAGTTTCATCAGTCATATCAGAAACATTGCCATATTTCCAATTGAACAAATAAAAATCATGCTCATCATCTATTTCTTGAAATATTTCTTCCCAATCATTAGATAAAAGAACATCATCATTCCACTGACAAACTATGTCATGTGATGCATTTTGTATTCCAAGATTCATAAAGTGTGGATAAGGACTTCTTTGCCCAACTTCAATTAGTTTAATTCTTGGATGATTTTCTTCTTTAATATACTCAATGGTCCCATCAGTGCTTCCACCATCAACCAATACTAGTTCAAGTTTCTCGTTTGCTTCAACTGTATTTTCTATCAATCTTTGAAGGAGTGGTCCCCTATTGAGTGTACCAGTAACAATGCTAATCATACTTTAACTAAAGATAAAATGGTTTCTTCAATTTGCTCCAAACTTTCAAAGTATTCAAAAACAAATTCACAATTAATATCAACTCCATAACAAAAACAATCAGTCTCTTTATTCCCAAAAGCATAAAATGTTTTTTGTGGATTTAAGACATTTTCTTTTGTCATAGAAAAACAAAATGGTCCAGAATTTCTACCAATAATTATATCACAAAAAGTTGAAATATAAGAAATTTCATTTAAGTCACATCTATTTAAATTTAAAATATCATCTGTAAATTTTATATTTTGAACATCAGTATTAAATTTGTGCGTTACTACAAAAATTTTATCTTCATTTTTTTTAGCACATGTTTCAATAATACTTGACATGTCTCCATAGTAATTACATTGTCCAGATAAACATGGACCATTAGAAAATAAAATTTTCTTTTGAAGAAATTGATTTACAAACTCATCTACATTCAAAAGATTAAACTTAGAATAATCCACAAAAGAAAAATATTCCTCAATGGACTTTAATTTCAAATCAGACAAAAATAATGAATTAAGATATTCATATATTTCTCCAAACATTTGATAAGAAAATCTTAAAGTACATTCTCCATTAAAAGGTTTATTAGAATCAAAATAACATCCTATCCAAGTATTAACGTACAAAATATCATTGTCTATTAAAAATTTTTCAGAATGGGAAATGTTTGGGATTTCTAAATATTCTGCATTTAAATCAGAAAGAACTATAGATTGATTTGAATGTGCATAGTAATATTTTAAGTTTATATTAGAAATAATTTCTTCTATAAAAGATTTGCTGTTGAACAAATCACCATTATGGTAATGATTAAAAAAACATATTTTTTTAACTTCAGTCATTTTGCAAAACTTTATAAAGATCTAACATTTTATTTTCATCTATGTGATGATATGTAATTTTATTTTTTATATCCAAATCTGTTTCTCCCCAGAATTCTGGAGGTTGTGAATTAAAATTATTAGAATCTACTAACTCAACTCCATTATTAAAAAAAGTAAGACCAATACTAACATCATCATGTCTAGTATTGTAATTAATAAATTCATTTATACTTTTAATAGTCTTTGTGCTGACTAACAAACCAGCTCCACCAGAGTACCATTTATATGATTTTTTAAATGATGGAGAACTAAACATAGGATTGTCTGGATGTGTTTCATATGTAAATATTTCCCCATAACCTTTACTCTCATCAGCACCTTGAGCAAAATCATTTAAATTTTTAGTATTAACAAAAGTATCATCATCTACTAAAAATAACCAATCATAATACTCCAAAACATTTTTTTCACTTTGAATTTCTATGTCTTTGAGCAGATTATAAAAATTTACACCCTTTTCTTCTAATCCACCATAAGAAGAATCTTCACAAACTTTAATTATACTATTATCCAAATCTTCATGGTCTGAATAAAAAAGATAATCATCAACGTTTTTTAACCAAGTATCTTTAATAGAATCTCTTCTATTTTGATACCTCTCTGTAGTTTTAATGCAATAAAGTATTTTCATCAATTAATTTCCTCTATGTAATTTAATCCTACTGAGTGTATTGATTTAGGATAGTTTCTAACATAATTATGCTGATATATTTTTGGTTTATTCATTTTGAAAGAATTAATCATATCTTTAAAAGAAGATTGCATCAAATGTATCTGTTCTGCATTTTCCAATAAACTAATGTAATCAAATAGTAAAAATCTTTTATCATTCCTAATGATATTGTAGTCACAATCTATGTCAATACTATATCCCCTATCTGGGTCATCATGAACAAAAGCATATGGTTCTCCAGTTGGGTTTAATGTTTTTACTAATTCTTCCTCTCTAGAATAATCTCTTTGTAAATAAAATTTAGAAAATCTAATATCAAAATCCAATCCTGCTAATGTATAAAAAGCTTTATCAAAAGTAGTGTATGTTAAGTGTTGATGTAGGTTTTCAAATCCTATTCTAATTAAATCTTTCTGCAGATTATTCTGAGTAATATAAGATACAACTTCTGGTTCTGTTTTAAAATCAAGTATTATGAGATTTTTTAAATCTCTAAACATATACTTAACATTTTTTGCATAGTGAGTATAGCAAAATAATGTTATGTGATCATACAATTCGCAAAAATGTCTAATCATTCCATTGCAAATAATATGATCCCCCAATCCAAGATGGTGGTAGATGTATCTATTCTCCACACTAGACACCCTTATATAATTTTACAGAATCTTCTCTTAAAGTCTTATTCTGAGCAATTGCATTATCTACAAGAAGATTAATTGCTTGAACCAAACGTGGCCTTTTTACTTTAAAGCAAATATCAATCTTTCTTTTTAATTCTGCAATTTCTGAGTCAGTCTTTGCTTCTTGAATGGCATCTTCAAGCATCCATGTTCTAATGTGAAGAATAGAAAGTTTTTCAACTACTTCTCCAAGATTATCAGTTTCTACATATTCAATATCTGAAATTTCTTTCCCAGAAAAAAGAACCCTATCAACAGTTTCTTTAATACACTGTTCAATTAATTCCCCAAAATTCATTACAATTCTCCAATAATTTTTTTAATAATTTCAATCTCTTTGCTAGAAACAAATTGACTGTTACCTATGTATATTCCATTTTCGTGGACAATATCAACATTCAAAATATCTTCTGAGCACTCTACATTGTAATTGAGGTATGGTTGTCTTAAAAGATTACCACCAACTATAGGTCTATATTCAATAGAATACTTATCAAAAAGTTTAATTAAATTTTGTTTAATTTCTTTTGTTTTACAAATAAATGGTAAACAAAAACAACTATTACCTAAACTTGGTTGGATTGCATAAAAATTTTTATTTTCATAAACTACCCCAAGAAATTTAAAATAATTATCTCTTCTTATTTTAATAAACTTATCAAGTCGTTTTAGTTGGGATAGACCAAGAACTGCAGCAAGTTCAGTATTTCTAAAGTTATATCCATCAGTTACAAATAAAAATGACTTTTCAATTTCAGGATTTTTGTTGATATAAGAATCAAAGTTGTCAGACACTCTTGCTAAACCATGAGATCTTTTCAGTTTCATTAGATCATAAAGTTCACTATCATTAGTGGAAATCATTCCACCTTCAATAGTAGACATGTGATGTCCAAAGTAAAAACTAAAGGTTGCTCCTAAACTTTTAGAACCAACTTTATTGCCATCCCAATCAGTACATCCATGAGATTCGCAAACATCATCTAAAATAATTGCATTTGGGAAAATCTCTTGATACTTGGTGTTGTCAGCAGGAATACCCAAAAGGTGTGTGACAAATACCATTTTAATATCTGGATGTTGTTCAGATATTCTTTCCAAATTACCAATATCAAAACTATAATTTTGAAGGTTAATATCACAAAAAATTGGAGTAAGTCCTAATTGAAAAATGGGATTGATATTTGTAACCCATGTACATGCAGGTAAAATAACTTTATCTCCAGGTTTCAATCCATACTTTTCAATCACAGCAGCAACTAAAAGAAAGTTTGCAGTGCTACCAGAAGTTACAAATAAAGAGTGTTTAGAACCAATCCAATTGGACCAAGCATCCTCAAACTCTTGAACTTTTTTTCCTTGAGTAAATTTGTCAGAAGTGAGAACAAATTTTGCAAGTTTAACTCTATCCATAAAGGATAAAGTGTTTTTCATAAGTGGCCATCTATACCCTTGCATACTTACTCCTATTCTCAAAAAACCAATCAATAGTAGTCTTCAATCCATCTTCAAGAGATGTGGATGATTTCCACCCAATAGAATTCATTTTAGAATTATCAAGTGCACGTCTAGGAGTTCCATTTGGTTTTGTGGTATCCCAAATAATTTCCCCTTCATATCCAACTAATTTAGCAACAAGTTCAGAGAGTTCTTTAATACTCACTTCTCTATCAGGACCAATGTTAATGATTTCTGGGTCATTATAATTGTTCATTAAAAAGACCAGTCCATCAGCAAGATCATCAGAAAATAAAAATTCTCTGGTTGGACTACCATCACCAAAACAGGTAACTGATGATAGTTTCTTTTCTTTTGCAGTAATAAACTTATTGATAAAACTTGGAATTACATGGCACTGAGAAATATTAAAATTATCGTTAATCCCATAAAGATTATTAGGCATTACAGAAACAGTATCCATTCCATATTGTTCTGTATATTTTTTACACATCATATACCCAGCAATCTTTGCTAAGGAATATGAAATGTTAGTTTCTTCAAGAGGACCAGTCATCAAATATTCTTCTTTAATAGGAACTGGCGCATGTTTAGGATAAATGCAAGCAGATCCAAGAAACAAAAGTTTTTTGCATCCATATCTATGAGCAGCATCAATTACATTAGTTTGAATTTGAAGATTCTCCCTAATGAAGTCTGCAGGATATTCTTTATTATATCCAATCCCACCTACTTTTGCTGCAGCAAGAAAAACATATTCTGGTTTTTTTACTTTAAAAAAACAATTAACTTCTTCAGCATCAGTAAGATCTACAACATCTTTCCCAACTGCAAGAATATTTTCATATCCTTGTGCTCTAAGTTTTCTAACTAACGCAGAACCAACAAGCCCTCTATGTCCTGCTACAAAAATTTTACTATCAAAGTCCATTTTTACACATATCCTCAACCAATTCTGTAAATGAAGTTTTAGGTTCCCAACCTAATTGTTCCTTTGCCTTAGAGGCATCACCTAACAAAGTTTCAACTTCAGCAGGTCTAAAATATTTAGGATCAACTCTAATGACTATCCTTTGACTATTATTATCAATACCAACTTCATCAAGACCTTCACCACTCCACACAATATCCATTCCAAAGTATGGTGCAGATTCTTCTACAAACTGTTTGACTGAATATTGTTTACCAGTAGCAATCACATAGTCATCAGGAGTATCCTGCTGGAGCATCAACCACATTGCTTCTACAAAGTCTTTAGCATGTCCCCAATCCCTTTTAGCATTTAGATTGCCAAGATAAAGACAATCTTGATTTCCTTTTTGAATATTAGAAAGACCAAGAGTAATTTTTCTAGTCACAAATGTTTCACCACGTCTTGGAGATTCATGATTAAACAAAATGCCTGAACTTGCGTGCATCCCATAAGATTCTCTATAGTTTTTTACAATCCAATATCCATAAATTTTAGCAACACCATAAGGTGAACGAGGATAAAATGGAGTGGTTTCTCTTTGAGGAATCTCTTGAACTAATCCATATAGTTCAGATGTAGATGCCTGATAGATTCTAGTTTTATTTTCCAATCTAAGCAATCTAACTGCTTCAAGAATACGAAGAGTCCCAAGTCCATCAACTTGTCCAGTAAACTCTGGCATTTCAAAAGAAACTTTTACATGACTTTGAGCACCAAGATTATAGATTTCATTAGGTTGAACTTCTTGGATAATTCTAATTAAATTAGTAGCATCAGACAAATCACCATAATGAAGTTTCAATTGGGAATAAATGTGATCAATTCTATCAGTATTGATAAGAGAACTTCTACGAATAATTCCATGAACTTCATATCCTTTTTCCAAAAGAAGTTCAGCAAGATAAGATCCATCTTGTCCTGTAATACCAGTGATTAAAGCAACTTTCATATACAAAATACTTTTTATATTATTATACAAAAAAAGAGGAGTTTATGCAACCCCTCTAAATTCCGTTTTTGCAGGCTCGCCACCAATTCTTTAACTGGAAATTGGAAACCAGGCGGGAGTATCCTCCATCCGCACCACCAATTCTTTGAGGAAATTGGAAACCTAATGAGGGTCATATGACTCCACCAGGATTTTTAAAGTCTCTCCATGACTGAAGGGGGTTCTTTCCCGACCAGGGCTCAGTTTTTTGTCATAACCGGGACAATAGGGATACTGGGAATTGAACCCAGACCAACCCGTTATAAGCAGGCCGCTCTACCATTAAGCTATACCCCCACAAAACTTATGGAGCATCATTGTGCTGTGTGTGTATTTTCACTAATTCATCATCTGCAGGAATCATGACTACTGTTTGTCCTTCTTCATTAATAATTGTAATGTGTTCGCCATTTTCAACTCTGCCAATAAGATTGTCAAAGTTGTTTTGAAATTCTTCCACTGTATAAGTATTCATTTCATTTTATCAATAATACTGATTACACCATGAGCATAAAAGAAAAGCAAGACTGAACCAATGCTTGCACTAATCATTGTAGCAGTTTTATTGTGCTTGTCAATAGCAGCATCAATCATCTTTTGAACTTCTTCAGGTTTCATTGCTCCCTTCAAGAAACTTTTTAAGGGGGTCGTGTTTAGTTTTTATTATCTCACAAGCCCTCCTATAAAACATATTATTTGTATTGCCAGATTCTTCAAATGTTGTTTTTATTTTCACCCAATTATTATAGGTGTGATCGTCCATTTAGAATTTTTGCAGGTGGTCATTTAATCTTAACCATATTTGCTCTGCTTCTTTTACATCTATTCCATCTTGTTTGGAATAATATATGTATTCATCTAATGCCAAAGTAATAAACTCAATGTCAGGTTTTGACAACTTTGGTGGTTCCCAACTCATCTAATTTCAAACTCCATTTTTCTAACTTTACGATTTTTACGTTCTTCCTGAAATGCCAGGTCTTGATTTGATAGCACTGCATTAGTGCTCTTCTTATTATACTCTGAATATATGATTTCTACAAGGTTTAAATTAATACCACTAATGTTTTCTCCTCTTACTGTGGTCATATTCTCACACCCACAACACTTAGTTTTGGTTGGGTGAGATTCTAATTCTATATTGCAATTTTTGCATCTGATTTTTAACATTGTTCTTCATATTTTTTTATATAGGGAAGCGGGTAACCAGATTCGAACTGGTGACTCCAACTTGGAAGGATGGCATTTTACCCCTAAACTATACCCGCATGTATGGGAGGATTATAACCTCCCTAATATTCAGTTGTCAAGTATGATTAAACTTCTGCCAGAATTAGACGAGAAGCATAGTCATGGGCATAAGATGTACGAGCACCATGATGCCCCCATCCAATCCAACTATAAGCATAGTCCATGTAACGATTGATTGATTTTCCAGGAGTTTTCATCTTCTCCTCAATCTCCTGCCACTGAACCTCATTCCTCAAATAACGAAGTTGTGTGTGAAGTGATGATGGTGAACCACCATACTTTTTAGCAAAGTCACCCAACCCATAATATCTATTAGCAGATGTCCATTGAATCAGTCCGTAACCGCGTCCACAGTTACTCCAACTGGTTTTGCTACCACCTTCACAAATGTTAGGAACAAAAGTTGATTCCTGACGAATGTTACCCATGATAGTAGCAAGGGCGTTTTTGTCTTTAATTCCAATGTTCTGGAAATATTCCAGAGCTACATTTTCATTTTCATTACACCCTTTACAAATTAACCTTTTCTCTTTTGGTTTTTCTGGAGCAACCTTTCGAATTGCTGTCTTTGATGTAGGCTCCTCTTGAATAATTGAATATTGTGGAAGACCACTCACAGGTGGAGGAGGAAACACTGAAGGCAGTGTTGCCGTGGTTGTAACCATTGCCATAAGAGGAACGGCTACTGTAAAGAAATTTTGCACTAGTTTTAATTGAACTCTACATCCCAATAGAGAAACCGCACTTCCCCTCTTTCAAGGGGGAATCTCCTGGGCTCTAAAATCATTATCACAGTCTCATAATAAGAATCATAATGAATGATTATTTATTATCTCACATTTCGTTAAGATAGTCAAGCGACATTACTTCATGACCTTTTACATTACCAATCCAGTCACTAATTTCAGAATATAGTGCATTAGCATCTTCATACTGACCTTTTGCACACAATTCATGCATTCTATCAACTACTGCATCAACTTGTTTCTGACACATCTTCTGCATTTGCATCGAATTCATAATAATCTTTTCTGAAGTATCTTGACAGGATGTTACTATTGTAGAATGCTGGGTCTCCGTTGTCAAGGGATTCAGTGAGGACATTGTTGACAAAGAGTTGTCTCGTCTCCTCATAATTAGTTTTGCCTGGTGTTTTATGTAACGACAAGATAACTCTAACAAAGTTTTCTCTGCCATACTTAACAATATCTTCTTTAAGCTCTGGACAAGACCCATAATAATTCTTCCAATCAGATTCTGATTTTACTTTTCTCTTCTTACCTTTTGGCGTTCTAAATTGCCACAGATACTTTCTGCCAATATATTGTTTTGAATTTATTTTATTTGTGATAAGATAAACAAATCCAAAGTTGTCTTGAATATCTTCTGATTCAAAGACCTTTCCTTGATATTTCCAAGGATTATCATAGCTCATATAAGTAAATCCTATAAGCTATTATTTATCCTTCAAACCTAACAGAGTGATTTTAATCACATTGAGGGTCTTTGTCAACCCATGCTCCTCTGATACCCATAACTCCTTCAGGGCACTCATAGTAAATAGAATCCTTCACGACCAACCTCTGAGTGTCAGAGAATCTTGGGGACCTCAGACCATCCAGAATGGTCTTGTTAGTCATTCTGGGAGGGATGGAGGACTCCCATCTCTCATAGTCCCTTAGAGCAGCATCTACATCACCTTTGATTCTTTCTTTCAGAAGTTCTGGATTGTTAAGGATTTCATCTTGTATTGGATTATCTTGAGGTAATATATTTCTTCTAATTAATTCTCGTTGTATTTGGTCTATCCACATCCATATAGTTTTTTCATTGACTTTGAATACTGATGATAAAAGTGCGACTAAAGAAAAAAGGACTATGCTCCAAAAAGCATAGTCCCATATTGTTTTTTGTTTCTTTCCAAATTGGAAGTTAAACTTCATCCCTCAACACCATATCTCCTGTCTGACTTGGATGTGTCCATCCTGTCTTTAGCCATCTTTGTGGCAGTAGCATACATTACTGATTTTGCTCTTGCCCCATATCTTTGTTTAAAATCACCAGCAGACTTCTTGAGACCTTTTACAAGTCTTTCTTTTTCTCTGGTTTCTGTTGGGTCAAGTTCTCTTTCTGAAAGTTCAGTTTCTTCAAAATGTCTTGAGGCAGCTTTCACCATATCTTTGTGTGCCTGAGTTCCTATCATCTCCTTTCTTGCCTTTTCATTCTCTTGATGTCTCTGATTCATCAGAGCATTCAATTTCTTTATTTTTGCAATTTGAGATGGTTTTCTAGCTTCATCTACAAGGTCTCCTTCAACATCATAGGAATCTGCCATTCCATGAATGTGCTTACCTTTTGATTTCTTATCTGCTCTTGCTGCTGATTGTGCTTCTGACCCTGCATACTTAGCAGCAACCTTAGAGTCCATTCTACTTGCCTTTCTATCAGCAACCTCTGCTCTTCTCAGTTCTCTTTCTTCTGGGTCCATTCTCTCAACCACTTGAGCATAAACTTGGTCATATGCTTCTCTGATGTTGTTTAATCCAGCCATATCTAATACAAGTTTTTAAGTATTTATAAAAAAAGAGGGTCACAAGGACCCTCTCAAATCTTCAACGAGTTGCCATATGAAGTTGTGCTTCATACAGTCTTCTTTCTTTCATAATTTTTTGTTTGATTAAAATAAGCGCCATAGGTTTGCTCCTTTACTTTATGGGTATTGGTGCGTTCCTTCAGTTTCCCTACTTCCGTTTGCTATTTGCAAATAGCAAATGAACGTATATTATTTTATAATTTTATTTTGTATAATCTGCTACAGTTTGAATCCAGCAAAGGTATCTTTCTTCACGTCTTGTTTGATTCCTCCAACCACATAACTTTCAACTTCTGTTTCTTGTGGTGCTACTTGAAGTCCTTTAGAGGAAATCCAGTGCTCAGTCCAGGGAAGTGGATTATTTTTAGCAGCAATATCATAAATTGTCTTAAGACCAATAGATCTCATTCTTCTATTAGCAATCCACTCAACATAATTGTTGAGAAGTTTATCATTAAGACCAATCATAGAACCATCCTTGAACAAATATTGTGCCCATGCTTTTTCTTGGTCTACACAAGTCTTGAATGCATTGATTACCCAGTCCTCTTCTTCTTTAGCAATTTGTTGCATTTCTGAATCATCTCCTTCACGCCACTTGTTGATGATGTTTTGAGTAATGACAAGATGCTGATTTTCATCTCTGGCGATAAGAGAGATAATTTTAGCTGATCCTTCCATAAGTTTGAGTTCACCAAACGCAAACGAGCAAGCGAAAGAGACATAAAACCTGATACCTTCGAGAATGTTGACATTAGCAATTGCTCTGTAAAGTTTTCTTTTTAATTCAATTCTTTCTTCTTTAGCATACCCTGCACCTTCTTGTGCAAATATCCAATCATTAGAAGTTCCATACTTTTGTGCTGAATTAATAAAGTCATCATAAGCTTGTGTTACTGAAGATGCCCTCTCCAAAATCTTGTCGTTGGTTAGAATAGTATCAAAAACTTCTGATGGATCTGAGTATACATTTTTGATAATGTAAGTATAAGACCTAGAGTGAATCATTTCCATGAATTCCCATACAGTCATACATGCCTCCAATTCAGGAAGAGAGCAGTATGGAATAAATGCCATACCAGGACCTCTTCCTTGAACTGAATCAAGAAGAATCTGATACTTTAGATTTGATGTGAAGATGTGTTTTTGTTCTGGTCTGAGAGTATGATAATCTGCCCTATCTTTTTGAAGAGAAATTTCTTCTGGTCTCCAGAAGTATCCAAGTTGTTGTTGAGTTAATTTATCAAATACAGGATATTTGTATTGATCATATCTTTGAACACCCAAAGGGTTTCCAAAAAACATTGGTTGTTTTTTGGTATTGACTTGTGTTGTATTAAATACTGTCATTCCTTCTGGCATTTTGTTTTCTTCTGAATTAACTCTAAATTTTACAGGATTCACAATCTTCCTCTCCTTCTAATAGTTCTTGAATAAGTGTATCTAAATTAACTGGTTCATCCTTTATTTCATCAGTCTTATTATCATATGTATTCTGATAATAACTTGTCTTCCATCCATACTTATATGTGGATAAGAAATCCTGAGCCATCACGCTAACAGGGACTTCATTGTCTTGATAATTCTCTGGGTTATAGGACCAGTTTCCACTAATCGCTTGATCGAAGAATTTTTGCATAAGAGCAACAATGTTGATATAACCACTATTGCTAGACATGTCCCACAGAAGAGTGTAATTGCTCTTAAGAGTTTGATACTGGGGGACAATCTGCTTAAGAGGTCCCTTCTTTGACTTTTTAATAGACAAGAATCCACGAGGTGGTTCGATTCCATTGGTTGCATTTGACACAACGGAACTGCTCTCCGAAGGCATCTGTGCTGACAATGTTGAATGTCTAAGTCCATGTGCCTGAATCTCGGCACGTAAAGTTTCCCAATCATGTTGGTAGGTAATAGAGGAAATTTCGTCTACATCTTTTTTATAAGTATCAATTGGAAGAATACCATCAGCATATTTGGTCCTGCTAAAATACTTACAAGAACCTTTCTCTTTAGCAATCTGGTTGGAAGATTTTAACAAGAAATACTGGAATGATTCAGAAAGACCATGAACTGCGTCCCATGCCTCTTGTGAATCATAGTTAAACCCAAGTTTAGCAAGATAATGTGCCAGTCCAATAAAACCTACTCCAAGAGACCTGCGTGCCTTTGTAGAAATCTCTGCTGCTTCTACTGGATAGTTCTGATAATCAATCAGTTCTTCCAATCCTCTTACTGACAAATCACAAAGTTCCTCAAACTCTTCATCATCTTTAACTTTACCCACATTAATGGCAGAAAGAATACACAATGCAATTTCACCTTCAGGGTCATCAATGTGATGAAGAGGAACTGTGGGAAGAGTAATTTCTTGACAAAGATTTGACATCTCAATTTTATCCTTGAAGGAAGAGTGAGAGTTGCAATGGTCAATATTCATAATGTAAATACGACCAGTTTCTGCCCTTTCCTTGAGGAGGTCAAGAATCAAACTTTGTGCTTTTACTGTCTTTTTAGGAATGCTTGAATTTTGTTCATACCCTACATATAACTCATCAAATCTGTCAGTGCCAAAAGCATCATACAGTCCAGGAACATCATGTGGAGAGAATAATGTAATTTCTGCATCTTGAATAAATCTTTCATAGAACAGTTTGCTAATCTGAATAGAATAATCTAATTTTCTAACTCTATTATCTTCTGTTCCTTTATTGTTTTTGAGAACAATAATATCTTCTATTTCTTGGTGCCAGATTGGAAAGTGGACAGTAGCACTTCCACCTCTGATGCCATTTTGAGTGCAACATCTGACAGTTGCTTCAAACTTTTTGAGGAATGGGACAACCCCTGTATGAGCAACTTCTCCCCCTCTGATTTTAGAATTGATGCCCCTGATTCTACCTGCATTGATACCAATTCCTGCTCTTTGAGCAACATAGCGACCAATTGCCATATCACTGCTGAAGATACTGTCAAGGGTGTCATCAACATCAACAAGAACGCAACTTGCAAATTGGCGAAGTGGGGTTCTAACACCTGCCATGATTGGTGTAGGAATGTTGATTTTGTGCTTTGAGATTGCATTGTAGTACCTACGAACATATTCCAAACGAGTTTCTTTTGGATACTCTGCAAAGATTGTCAGAGCAATCATAATATACATGAACTGAGGAGTCTCATAAACCTTACCAAGACTTCTGTCTTGTACCAGATACTTATCTACTACCTGACGAAGACCTGCATAGGTAAAAAGCATATCCCTATCATGGTCAATAAATCCATTTACTCTATCTATTTCTTCTTTAGAGTATTTGATAAAAATTTCACTATCATAAACTCCCTTTGCTACACAATTGTTAATGTGCTCCTCAAGGTGAGGGAAGTCTTTGATACCACCATACAAACTTTTTCTAAGTGAAAAAAGAAGAAGACGTGCTGCAACAAACTGATAATTTGGATGGTCCAAATCAATCAAATCTGATGCAGAGCGAATCAAGATTTCTTGAATTTCTGCTGTGGTGATACCATCATAGAACTGAATTCCAGATTGCATCTCAACTTGACTTGCAGATACTCCTGCAAGACCTTTACATGACTCTTCAACCATCAAATGCATCTTATCCAAATCAAGTGATTGAATAATACCATTTCTTTTAGTTACCTTTAACCCGTTGCTCATACTCTTTTCCAACTAATAAGTTTTGCTTTTGCTTCTAAACCTGAATAAGTATTTGATTTTAGCATACTATCCACATCAAGTCCAGATAAAACCATATCATTAATATCCTTTTCCTTTACATCTGATGGCCAAATAACCACAGGGAAATGTGTATTAATTGCCTTTTCAATCCTATCTACAATCTGTTTATTTCTTTTTTCATTATCATAAATCATAACAAAGTTAGTTTCAAAGTTCGTTACAAAAAACATTTTATCAACATCAGCACCAACCATAGCAATGGCATTATCTATAAACATACTATCAAATGGACCTTCTGTTATATAAACAGTTTTATCCCAATTGATTTTATCAAGACCATAAATTTTTGGATGGTGCTCATCTAAAATTATAGTAATATATTTAATTTTAGAATTTTTGTTTAGACTACGACCTTGAAACCCAAATAGTGTCCCTTTGTTGATTAATGGGATAATGATTCTTGGTTCATCATGGTCTGTAGTTTCAAATGTATACTTTTGCTCATTTGTCCATGCTTTAAAATTTTCACAATAATACAGTTCTCCAAAAAATTTTTCTGGAATTTTTCTTTTATGTAAGTATACTTTTGCTGGGTGCTCAGTATTTAGTTCTGCTATTGTTGGCAAATCTACCTTACAATTTTTAACTTTTTTAGAAAACTTTGGTTCCTGAAAATTGAACTGAGGTTCAGGAGTATTGGAATTTTTCCCAGTAATACCATTCTTATATCGTTCCATCACATACTGGTCATATAGTGATGTGTCCAAATCCTTTAGAAAATTAGTAAAAGATTTAGACATTCCACAATTATGACATTTATAATTGTGGTCATTTTTAAGTTGGTAAATATATCCTCTTGCTTTATTTTTATGCCTCTGGGAATCCCCACAATAGGGACACCTAAAATTATAAAGATTATTTTTTACTTGTTTAAATTTTTGAAGTCTTGGGGATATCAGTCCAATGTATTTGGAATCAACAAAGCTCATTCATAAAAATTATTTTTGTCCTTCTATTTTAGCAGGTTGGTGGGTTGGGGTCAAGAAGTCAACAACAATTTCTGACTGAGAAAACATAAACGACATAATCAAAGCTGCTCCTACAATTATCCAGCGAAACTTTACAAAATCTTCCAATTTAGTTTCCAACTTTTCTATTCTATGTGACACTGATTCATGCTGTTCTCTATTTTCGTCCCTCATCTCATCTAACACTCTGGTAATCATATCATCAGCTTTATTGCACTGTTCTATTCTTTCTTCATGAACAGCAAGCATCTTGCTAATGTTTTGACTGGTTTTGCCCATTAGTTGAATTGCTTCGTCTATTTTTCTCATCATAAGTTCATATGCGGAAAGACGTTCTTCTAAAACAGCAATTTTAGTATCTGCAGCTGTGTTATTGTTAAACATGTGTCTACTTTTTCTTCTTTAAAACGTCTCTGAAGAAGAATGGAATTCTTTTATATTTTCTTTTTCTCAAGTCAACTGGAGGCAAATCAGGAGGCAATCCTGCAAGGTTGCCTCCAGTAGCAGTCATTTCTTCTCTAATAATATTTATTATTTTATTCAACTTAAAATTGTTCATTATAGTGATTCCAATATTTTTAAACAGGTTTGGTCAATAGGAATATCATCTAAAAATGACTTTGGATACTCAGGTATTCTATTGAGATATAATAAAAAAGTCTTCATAGAAGACCATAACTCTCTTTCTATTTTGAAGAACAAAAGAGGGAGTGCTGCATCATTAAAAACATTGAAGACAATAATAAAATGATTAATCAGGAGAGTAGTTTTTAGCTCTCCTGATTTTACATATCTTCTCAATAACTTTTTGATATATTTAAATCTACTTAAGTCCTCAAAGAAATCCTCTTTAGTTATAGATTGAGGATTATCATAATACTTAATGGCAAACAGGAGGTAATTGTCCTCATTCAATTCATCAAACTTCATAGATTAATTATTTTGATGTTGGATAAAGAATGCCATCAGTTCCTGTTTGGATACCAGACATTGCAACAAGGACTTCACTCTTGACTCTCAGACTGCCATGACAATCAACATAGGTTGTAACACCAACCCAACCAGCATGAGTATATCCTTGATATGCTGCTGGAACATAAGAGGTTGTTGAAATACCATAAACTTGCTTGTCATAACCATCAACATATCTCTTGAAGGTTAAGGTAGCACCAGTAGCAATACCAACAGAAATAGTTGATCCTAAACTAATTGTGGTAGCATCAATAGTAGAAATTGTAATATTGTTACCACCATTTACCAGCAAGTCCCCAACAATCAATCCTACTGGAGGAATGGTTGGAATAATAGCAGTTCCTACACCAGCATTTGTAGTTGCAGTTCCTGTGATTGATAAAGTTGCTAAAGATTCAGCAGCATCAATTTTGTTACTGTAAGTGCTATCAAGAACAGTGTATTTTGGAAGTTCACTGATATAGAAACTTGTAGAAGCAATTGAAGCCCCACTAAGACCAGCAGTTGATGCAATCGAACATTGGGTAGTACTTGCAATGCCAACAATAACTGCATCTCCAAAATAGGTTCCACCAGAACCTCTATAACCAAATCTAATTACGTCTCCAGTTGCAGCAGCACCTACTTGTCCAAAAGTAGTTCCAGAACCTGTAACAACCAAGGCTGCATAATCTAAAGATACTGTTCCACCTGAACCCTTGTTGTCGTTATTTCCCCAGAGTGCCATTCTTTGTACCTAATAAATTTCTTTGTCTAAGAGTATTTATAAAAAAAGGAGACCTCAGTAATCGATCTCCTTTGTATTAAAATTTGATTAAAAATTATGGAGTTAAATCTGTTGCACCCTTTTTCTTCAAGTGATTTTGCAATTGAAGAAGAATGAATGAAAGAATTCCATTTGATTTGAGTTTTGGATTTGCTCCAAGTGCTTCTGAAATTAAGAGAAGCACTGTTGCAACCAAAGCTTCATTTGCTGCAAACCAAGCACCAATAGCTGCTAAAGTCATAATACCTCCTGGCAATTATGTAACTATTTATTTTTTAATATCTTTCAGAACTTTATTTGCTGCAGCAGCAAGTTTATCATAGCGACCTTTTACTTTTCTATTTGATGCTGGTGCTGCTGCTTTTGGTGTAGGAGTAGTTTTAACTTTTCCTTTTTTACCTTGTGGCATTAACCCAGCAAGAACAGTTTCACCTTTACTATGAATTTCTGCAGTTCTTTGTGCTTCTTTTTTTTCTGCCTTTCTTTGGGCATCAGTCATTGCATTTTTTGATCTTTCTGAAGCAGGTCTCATTTTAGACTTTTTGGGGTCAAATACTCCCTCTTCAAGATTCTCAAAGGCATTAGGTCTTTGTGAAAGGTACTCAACAATTGAGTCAAACGACTCATTTGTGGAAACTTTCAGTCTCTGTGATTGCTGAGCAACTTGAAGGTCTGCTCTTTCCTTTGCCACTTTTGCCTTTGCTGCCTTTACTTTTGCTACTGCAATAGGGTCTACTGTTACTGTTTGAGCATCTCCTGCTGCTGGCATACCAGCAGTTCCCTCATCAATAAACTCAGCAGATTCATAAATTTCAAACATTTCCTGCCAAGTAAATTGAGAAAGGTCATAACCTTCTTCTACAAGTTCACCAATCCAAGTCTCAAGTTCTTCTTTGATTTGGGGGTTAATTTCAACTTTGTTTTTGATTCCCTTTCTTACATCAAGCCTTGTTTCTTTTGAATCATTTACTTCATCAATATATTCTTCTTTATTAAGTTGTTTTATGATTTTCTTCTGACGACCATATTTCTTTTGGCGATCTTCATCTCCTGTTGAGGGAGAAACAATATCTCTACCAAGATTTCCTGCCTTACGAAACATCTTGTTTTTGGGAAGGGGTTTCATCTCCTCACCAACTTCTTCTACTTCTTCTTTCTTTAAATGGGCATTATAATTTCCTTTATATTGATATGGAGCATCTTCAATTTCAGTTTTTCTAAATTCTTTTGGACTTTCGTATTTCCCCTTATATTTTCCTAAAGATTTTCTTTTTGATGATTGACTTTGTAAATTTACATTTTCACCAACTTCTTCTACTTCTTCCTTTACTTTCTTCTTCTTAAACTTACCTTTTACTTCCCCCTTCTCATATCCAACACCATCGCCATCATCATCCCACCAACGCTTTGGCCCATTTTCTTTCTCTTCTTTTTCTTTCTTTTCTCTCAAAGTATAGGGGTCTTCCATTTCAAAAAATGGTTTCCTTACTTCTTCAAAAGATTGTGTCCAAATGTTAGTCATTTACTTTTTGTTAGTTCTTTCCTTTTTTTATTTATAGTATCCACTGTTGCTCCAGGAGTCATAGAGGCAACATACTTTGTATATCCTACAGTTCCTACAAGAGTATTTGGTTTTCCTGGTTCTCTTGTCATCTTATCCATCTTGACTTCTGTATACTCACAAACGTCCTTTATCCAAGACTTGAACATAATTCCATCTTCAGTTACACAGATTAAATGATTAGCACCAGACCTTATAACTTTTCCTATCAACCCTGTATTACAACTTTCAATTATTGTGCCCACTTGATACAAATGCCCAAAGACATAATTTTCTCTCAATCCTTTCCAATCATATTCAGGAGCAATTTCCCAAAGTCTATAACCTTCTTTGATATTCATAGACTGTTGAAGGTCAGTGAACATTTGTTTAGCACCGCTAAATCCTGAAGGAAGTGCTTTCTTGAATGTTTCAAAATCTTTTTCTGCTGCTGCTTTTCTTGCAACATCAGATGATCCACTTTCTGATTCAGCATCTTTTGAACCAGAAGATACTACATTGATTGATTGGTAATCATACAACTGTCCATTACTTTTATTAGCAAGATTATCAATCTCAGAAACTCTTTCTGCCCCACAAACAATATTAACTCCAGTATATCCTTCTTGATTCAAGAACTGAAGAACATCAAAGATGGTTTGAAACTCATCACTATCAATAATACTATCAGCATACTCAGGGAACATTTCCTTCATATACGAAATCTTTGTGTCTGGGTCTAATGGATTCTTTTTACCATCTTGTGTTCTACTTGGGAAAACGTAAAAATTTCCACCAGATGCTGTTTTCTTTGCAGACTCCAATACCCTTTTATGTGCTTGTGTTGGAGGATTAAACTTACCAAAGACAACAGTAACTACTTCATCTCTTATAGTTTCTTTTGGTTTTGGCGTTGGTTCCTGTGCTGTTGCCTTTGGTCTTGGTGTTGCTGCTGGAGCTGGTGCTCTTTTTGCAGTTGGTTGTGGTGCTTTAGCACCTAGTCTTTTCTTTCCAGGTTTTTGTCCTCTAAACTTTCCTGTTGATACTCTTGATGGTTCTTTACCTTCTTCACCATCACCATCTTCACCACTCTTACCTTTCTTCTTACCAGAAATAAATTGCAGTTGTCCTTTGACAGTTTGTGCTACTCGTTTCTGTTGTTTATCAATCCAATATCCGTGCCCATCACCCTGTAACCCAAGCTTGTGTGCCTTTTGAGCTGCTTGGGAACTTCTTGCTTCTACTATAAACTCAGAAAACTTCTTCATTTATTAATTTTTTTATATATCAAATCTTGGTTTTGCTGAATATATTGCAAACCAAGTCGTTTTACTTGTAAATATTTATCTTTCTTATCTTTTGGATTTTTGTCTTGGTCTACAAAACTTACATAAAATCTGGAAAAATTTTCAATAGTTTTCTTTTTTAGTTGCGTAATTCTTATGTGTTGTTTGTATAATCTAATTAAGTCATCGAAAAATTCTTCCATCAGGAAAGTAAGGTAAAGATATCTCTTTCTGTATTTACCTCAACACCACACTCTTCGGTAAACCTTTCAAGGTCTCTTCTGGATGGATTATTGATTCTTTCTTTTGCCATAGTATGATAATCATCAGAAAGATCAAACCCAATGTAATCATGACCAAGAAGCGTAGCAGCAAGACCTGTAGTTCCTGATCCACTGTAAGGATCAAGAATAACACCAGGAGATTCCATTACTGCTTGGATGCAACGAAGTGGAAGAACAATAGGAAATGGTGCAGGATGAGGATTCTTCATCTCAGGTCCAAACTTCCAAACACTTCCATAGTTTACAGACCTTCTGGGAAGTTTAGGACGCTTAGCACCTTTACACAACCAGTAGATTCTTTCATCAATCTGTGTGAATCTGTATCCAGAAATCTCTGGACCACTACCTCTGTTCCAGATAATCTCTTCTCTGATGTGCCATTTAGTTTTAGGCAACCATGCCCAAGGAGAAGTTGCATTACCTTCAAGATACCTGACTTTATGATTGTAAAATAAAGAACCACCCTCTTTGGTTTTGTCAAAAAGAACATTCAGAAGTTCAATCTGTTGCTCTTGATAAACATCCTCTGGAAGTGAATCATCAAAATTATCATATTCAATTTTACGAAACAAACCACCACCAATCTTTTGTTTGTTGTATGGTGGTGAAGTTACAGTGCAATCAATAGAGTTGTCATCAAGTTGTTTTGCCAACTCAATACAGTCTCCAGTTCTCAGGTCAATCATAAGGTCTCCAGTATTTTACCAGTATAGCACATCACTGGACCTTGATAAAGGGTCCAGACAAGTCTGCTTGACTAATGTTCATTTTTGATGACAAGAAGTACGCATGAGTAATAAGTTCTGCTAATTTTCCTTGTCTTTTTGCTCCAATAAACATTTTAATGTATCTCAAAATTCTTAACTTACTTCTCAACTTAACTGCAAAGTTTTTACCAGATGGATTTGGAGATACCTTATCCAATTCAAAAGCTAATTCAATAAAAACTTCTGGAGAAACTTGTCTTCCCAAAACAGAAACTTTACCAAAATCTTTTTTAATGGTTCTATCAGAAACTATGTCTTTAAAATACTTTTGCCAATATTTCAAATGAGCATCTGTAAATTTTCCACTTAAAGGAATGTTGTAATTAATATCTTCCCCAGTATACTTTTTAACAAGGTCTGCCATTTTTGGAGCAGGAATAGCACCATTTCTTGCAGTAGCATTTACATATTTTCCTTTATTATTAGGAACTCTATCTCTTGGTTCTGTTGCATGAGCAGCAGCACTTGAAACTTTACTCTCCCAAAAATATCTTTTAATATATTTTCCTGCTTTAAATTGTGCCTCAAAGGTTAAGGAGTTTCCTGCAAAATCAGTTTCACCACCTCTTTTACTTATTTCCATATAAGTAAACATTTCACCTATAATATTACCTTCATGAACTTCAATTCCATCAGGACCAACATCAAGATTGGTTTCATATACATGAGATTCTGGTTCTGCCTTTGTTGGCTTTTTAAGAGAAATACCTACAAGTTTTTTATCTCTTAAAAGTTGGCTCAAGTAAGCATTAACAGTTCCAACAAATACTTCTGGTGCAGTTGTTCCATCTGAAAATTCATCTTTTAACAAATCTACCATTTGTTTAATTTTATATTCTTCAGATGATTTTACCATATAGACATCTGTAGTATTCCAACTATCTTTTTTACCTGTAAATAATTGTTGCTGCTGTCTATTAAAACTATTCCAAATATAATCATAGATATCAGTATCTTTATTTGGAGGTAGAGTTTTTGTTTTACCACCATATCTTGCATATTTCCAAGAAGTATCTTCAGCACCTTCAGAATGAGAAAGATATTTTACAAGTGCTCTTGCTTGTTTGAGCAAACCTTCATACCATTCTTTATCCATATTAGGAAATTCTTTTTTCAAATCTTCAAAAAGAATTAAATCCTGATTGGGGATTAAGTTG